ACAAAGAATATTTCGGAGGGCTATCACCTGGTTCTTCGGGAAATTTCAATGTAATGATAATAGAACGATTAAATCCAGCGAAGGACGTATTTCCGTGGTGTAGTGGGATAGCTCAGAGGTTCGAGAATTATAGGTATAAAAGCCTAACAGTTCACTACATTCCTTACGCCGCTGCCACCGAATCAGGACAAGTCAAATTAGCTTTTGACCCTGATGGAACCGACTCTGTAGATGCACTTACAATGGAATATATGAGTCAATTCAAGAACTTCGTAGAAGGACCTATCTATCAAAGATTATCCCTTAATATAAAGAAAGAATCACTCTCTAAGTTTAAACGCTACTACACCTCAGATACAGGCGATAACAAGAGAGAGACTGATGTAGGTCTACTTTATGTAGCCACTGCTGGAGTGAATACAGCTGGAAATAAAGGAGAGGTTTGGATTGAATACGATGTTGAGCTGTTTGATCCTCATCCCCTACATTATGGCAACTTTGTCACTAGTGATGTCTCCCAAATCGATAGTGTTGACGCATTGCTGCCACTACGCAAACAAGGTATTCCAAGTAGAGTTGGAACATTTAGAACTTCCACAGCAACACCCGGTATAACTATCTTGGATTTACCTAGTATAGCTAAGGACTCGCTAAGGGCCGGTTATAGTAAAGCGAGATTAACGTTAGATGTAAAGTTTAACGCTACTATAGTTAACCCGAACCTGAATGCCGCGCCCACCGTCTCCGCTTTCAACGGAGCGGTCGTGACTTTGATCTCAACTAGAACATCAGATGATGGATGGGCTAGATTGTATGAAATAGTTGGATCTTCAACGTCACCAGCCTTCAGTATCACGTTACATCCTGATATTGCGGCTCATATGCCAGTCATGATGACTTACCTAGAGACATCATGGGTGGTTACCAAGACTGTCACTGTCCGTTCGAATAAGTTCATGAAAACATTGCCAGAGGACAAGATTGACAGCAATTACTCCGCTAAACCCGAGATTTACTCAATACCTTCGAGGAGTCTAAGCTCTGTTGACCGACATAAAGCCTATTAAAGAGCTTATGAGAACTAACTTTACCCACTGTGGCGAAGTTAGATGCTACACTAAATCCACTGTGTTTTAGATGTAGACAGGAGACAACCCTCCGCCTTGATAAACCCAGA